GACATCCACATGATAACCAAAATCAAAAAGAACATGAAGAACTCCCTGATGCATCTATATGACAAAGTTTTATTGAGAAAGAGAGCCCTGATCGAAACGGTCAATGATATGCTCAAAAATGTCTGTCGGATAGAGCACACGAGACATCGCAGTGTCAACAATTTTGTCACCAACCTGATCTCCGGTATCATCGCTTACAACATCCTGCCTAAAAAGCCTGAACTCAATATTGAAATCATCAGAAACCCTAACTTTCCTATTTCCGCTTAGATCGAACTGACGTATTATTACTGACCCGTCGGACAGATCTGCCCGTAATCTTTGCAACCTATCGACACAATCATGAATGATCCGTGCCCTGGCTAAATTTCCTTTTTTCATTTTATTTATGATTCTATCAGCAGCTTCCAACTGCCTTGTATTTAGACATTACCTGTACCTGAGCGTCGATCTCCCGTTTCTGCCGGATGGCACGCAGTTTTCGCGTGAGAGCCTGCAGTTCCTGCACAGACAAGGCTGCAAACACTTTTCCGGAAATCCTCGGTTGTGACACATAGCGGTTGACCGCATCCCAGTCCGACGTCTCCACCCCGACCAATTGCAGCTGGTGGAGGGCAGCCGATCGGGCTTTTCTTTTAGCCTCCGACCCTTGTCCCGCAGCTGTCTGCATCGCTGCTATCATAGCCTTATACTCGCCAGGGTTCATCTCCCTCAGAGACGATGTCCGACCAAGCGTAAAGGTTTCGACAAGCTGCTCCTTGTCAGCACCTGGCATTTTCTTCAACAGTGCGTAAAACGCCGCGTAATTGTCGATCTTCTTCCTGCTCATATCATCCTTTTCACACGAGTAAATGATATATAGCAACTGTCGCAAACAGACAATCTGCGGTGCTCAAACCTCGATCCGATTTTATCCCATCTTATCGCAGGCCGTGCCGCCCGTCCTGCGTACCCAGAGATAATAACTTTTGCCCCGTCTTCAACGCGCTGAAGCGCGTGATCAGGAACGATGCAGTTGTCTAATTCCGCGCAGTACTGCTGTAGCATTTCTTCGAGTTTGTTTTTTGCGCATATCATATTCACTCGTGCGAAATACAGTACAGGCGGGATATTCTCTTTACTACTCATCTTTTTATTTATATCTGTTACATTCTTCCCTATATAGACCACATCCCGCCGGGTTATTCCAGCATGCGGACGGGTTATCTCTCTTCATCGGATTATTCCAAGGGGCGAGCGGGTTGCCTACGTTAGGGCCAGAGTTCCAAGGCTCTGAAGGGTTTTTACATCTAAATGGCATCTCGTTCCTCCTTTGTTATCAAGTTCTCCAGCCGCTTTACGACCTCACCATCGACCTTTTCTCTAAACTTTTTACAGTTTCTCTCGTGCCAGCCACTTGCGACCTTACCACAGACGCAGAAAACAGTCTGCATACCGGACAGCTCGTCAAATGCATCATTCCACGTCTGCATCCATGCCATCGTGTGCATCTTCTTGAGCCATAGTATTTTCTGTTCCTTGTTCATCTTTTTCTCCTCCATTCTTTTTGCCCCAGTAAGCCTCAGCCCCCTGAGACCATATTACATATTCATTAGTTCTGCCCCACGTCCTGCCACGATTGAACGCCTTGAAGCCTTCCACCCACAGCCTCATGTCGCTGTCGCGCTTGATGCGCTGTGCGGTCGATCCATCCGGCACGCGTCCACCCGCGTCCACATGCGACATAAACACAAAGAGGCGTGTCTTAAACTCATTTACAAGTGCCCTGTACTCGTCGTAAGTGATGCCCCAGTATTGCACGGTATCAATTAAGATCACGCGAGGACTCCTATCCTTTCGCAATCTGGCAGTCAGCTCCTCGATCGAGTCAAAGGCGATCAGTAGTTTTTTCGACGTGGACAAACCGTTGCGTTGTAGTGCCTCCTTGAGGTGTATATTACCGAGACCCTCTTCAAGGCTGAGGTAGAGGGTCTTTTCCTCTGCTGCAAACAAGCGCAACAGGCGCATGATAAATTCAGTTTTCCCGTTGCCGGAATTTCCCCACGCAAACCACACTCCCGCACGAAGGGGTCGTCCAAGCAGATCGTGCAGAGCCTCGTCGTGAGCTTCCACATCCAGCACCGGCATCCGCTTCGCGATGACCTCCGCGGGGGTGTATGCCCTTTTGTAGCCCGTTGCCATTACGCTTTAGCCTTGATGCGCGCCACTTTGCGCACCCTACGCATGTCGTACTGTACCGCATCGGCCTCTCTTATCACATCGCGTATCGCCTCCTCATCGGTGATACCGTTTGCGACACATATATTGTACACGTCTGTCGCATTTGCTGGCTCCAGGTCGTAAAACTTGCGCCCGATCCGGCTGTTAAGCTCATGGTAGCCCCTGCGATTAAACTGCAGGCCTCTGGCCATCCTGCTTTTTATGTGACGAGTGGACAAAAAGACGATGCCGACATCCCCCTCCGTTCTATTATAAATAGTAATGAAGTATTGCATCACCGAGTCGGTCAATTTATCGGCCTCGTCAAAAACAAGAAGAGGGCCATCAAGGCGCACGAGGGCTTCCAATATCTGCTCCAACATTTGGCGGACGGCACCGTCCACACGGATGCCCATCGAACGGGCAATATCACGCATAAAGTCTCCCCTCTTCGTATCCTCCGCGCACAGGACATAAAAGACATTGCGGTGCGTGGCGGCATACTCTTTTGCGGTCGTTGTCTTACCGCATCCGGCTTCTCCAACCACCCAGGTCATAGCGCTGTTTTCGCGAGCGTCATCCATCACATGAGTGATCTCGCGATAGGCCATCGTCTCTGCGATAGCCCAACTCTGGGCTTTTGTTGGAGCGGCGATCGCCGACTCCACCTTTGCCCACATTGCCGCGCTTATCTTTTCCCAATCGTTGTTGAGTATCGCTGATAACGTCGCAGCTGCAATCCCCATTGCCACGGCAGCCTTGTTACGGCTTGGGTAACGCTTTACCCACGCGTCCAATAGCGTGGTTATCTCCTGTTTTCTATCTTCTGTGTACTTCATTATATTTGTTGCAAAAATTTTTCAAGATGAATGCTTATCGTATTTCCGTCAGCGTGTCGTTCTCCTATGAGTACGACACCAAGGATCAAAAGAAAGCGGTTGACGAAAGCCTCAATACGCTCACTGAGCTCTGTCGAATGCTTGCCGAATCAATTCCTGCACTTCTGGAGAAGGACGGCGACCCCATATCGGTCGGCGAGAGTCGGACTCGCATTGACAGTCACAACGCCTATGTGTATCCTCGATACGAATACACGACGAAAATAGGCTGGAGTCTTTTTTGCAGTTCTCTGCGCATACTTTCCGCAGTAAGCATGATAGTTGCAGGGCAGCTTGAATTGCTTGTCGCTCTATTTCCTGACGTTGTTTGCAAGAAAGAGTGCCTTTTACTTGAAAATTGATAGTTATATCCATATTCTTACATTTTTGACGCCACGCGCTTAGCCACGTCGGCGTCCGTTAATTGATCGGCCGTTATATTCGATATGTCCTTCTGAGACTGCCCGATCGAACGCACTTTCTTTGACGTTCGAACGCTATTCAAACCATCTGCCAACCTCTCCCACATATCGGATGATATTCCCTGGGTTTTCGGGCGGTTGAAGCCGTGCTGCTCGGGCGCGGTGCCGTGCTCGAACTCAATCTCAGCGGCGATTGTCTCACGCCGCACACGCTCCTCCGCCTGTGCGAGCAATATCGCGTCGATACGCTGACGGTCGCCCTCTCGCTGATCCTGTATTGCGCGAGGCACCTGCACGTAAGGCAGGGCGTCGGCGACGTATGCCAGCTCCCGGGTACTCGTTTCGCGATAGAGCTTGATGCGAGTCAGATCAAGAGGATCATATTTCACGAAAAATTTGGCAAATGTGTGTTTTCTGTAAAAGGCAAGGTCTGGCATCCCCGCCTGAGTCTGCACCTCGTATCTGTACTCCTTGTCCCCGAGTGTTAGGAGGAGGCCGCTGTCGGTATAGGTATTTTGGCGCTCGTTAGTCTGCCAAAACATCGACACCCGAAGGGCGTCAGTCAGCGGCTCGCAGGCCTCATTCGTTGATGCGGCATATTCGCCCAATCTGGTACCCTTATACACAGGATGTGCGGACATATTCCACCTCTCTCTCGCCTCCTTATAGATGCCTTCCAGCTCGCTCAGCTCGGGCAACTTATCAATGTTAGCCTGTATAAATTCGAGGTTGATTTGTCCGCCCGATTTGGCAGTGATATTCGATCCGGTAAAGCCGTACAGCTTGCCCAACACCTCGCGCTGAAAGCGACCGAACACTTGTTCGATAGTCTTGCTTTGTGGGTTGTGCGGCTGTGTGGTGCGATACACATGGCAGATGCGCTGAAAAAAGCCCTGTGATCCCAATTTCTTATGCCCTCCCTGATTGTCGGTCACGATTTCGAATGGCTTTTGTCCGGCACGTTCGACCGCCATACGGAAGGCGTTGTATTGTGCCTCGTAGTTCTCCGAGTCGCTGATATGGTACCCCAGCAACACTTCAGAGAAGGCATCCATCACCTCATATACCTGCGTGGTGCGAAGCTCCCAGCCTTTTTTGCCGTACGCTTTATAGTAAAGATTTAGCTTTGTTCCGTCGCCGTACCACAGGCTATCGCGACGGGTTGGCATTGATGTGGACATCTTACGTCCGAAACGTTGTTTCGCTTTGAGCTCCCCGTACACCGCGCTATACCACAGTGGCGCGACATCAGGGCGGTCCAAATAAGCCGCCACGGCAGTAACCGATTTGAGGGTCTTCCACCCCTTTTCCCCCGCTCGCAGGTTGTACTCATCGAGTATTTCCTGCATGCTGTAAACGGGCGTAAGGCTGCGACGCAGCGCGATCAAGCAGCGACCGCCGGCCTCGGAGATCTTTACCGTATTGCTATTGCCCAGTTTCTTGTCCACGATGGCGGCATAACCGTCCTTCTTATACTGTGCCAACTTGTTCCTGAGCGATTTGACTGTTGGGGGGAGTGTATGCCCGTATTCAGTACGCAGTGCCTCATATTCCCTGGCAAAACACGTCCAGACGTCGTTCTCCGCTGTCCGCACGTTGTGCGAAACCTTGCGAAGTCGGCGCATTTCCGCCACGCGGGCAATCACATGCTGCATCACGCTTGCGTTTATAACATACTCCTCAATGCGTCCCTCCGATAGGTGCTCCCCGTTTTCGAGAAGGTATTCCGTATAAAACTCACGCGCCTTTCCATCAAGCACAAACGCGCTTTTGGTCTCTTTAGCCATAATTTCATGCGCATCTGCGCCATATACCTCTATATACTTCGCCTTAAAGCGCGCCGGCAAGCTGTCATACTCAATAAGAGCATAATGCCCCAGCCCACGACCCGTGCGGGCCATTTTGATATTGCCCTTTTTGACATGCCATTTGTAGTTTGACAGGCTGAGGATGGCCGGTATAGCCTCCTCAATGGTCAGGCAAAGTCTATTGTTATAGAGTTCCATTTTTTAACCGTTTTGTCCCCGTGGCGGGATTCGAACCCGCACCTTTCGCGCACAGTGCCGTGCTCTACCATTTAAGCTACACGGGGTTCTGGCCAGCGTGTCAGAACAATTCCACCTCGTAGGTGGTCTTTCCGCTTGCCAACGTGACCTCTCCGAGGTTCTTAATCACAGCACAATACGGGTGCCCGTTTTCCTCGACCTCGGCCCGTGTAAGCACGAATGGCGTACTGACGGCAACCACCAAGCGCACACCATTCCCGGTTGTCGTTTCCACCGCCAACAAATCTCCCGGCGACACGCTGTCGACAAAACAGCGGGGTAGATACCACGCGGATACGGCATCATCGAGGACGCCGCATTCATCACAACGGCTAAACCCACGCGCATAGACACATACCATCTCATCCCTATTACCAAAGACGACATAATTCCGAATTGTGTCAAGCTCGGCTAAACGTCTTTCACGCACCAATTCTTTAATTCTCATGTTTTATATTTTTATTGTTGCGCACATCTGCTGTATACTATCCAATTGTGCGATGCTCACGTCCTCATACCGCTCTACCAGCTCGCCCGCGTGGTACACCTCTACCGCCCCGGTATCCTTATAGCAGACCATAATGGCCCCGCCGGGGAATGTCTGTGTCATGCGACCCTCCGCATCGTGGATAGTCTCAAAAATCGGAAGCTCAACAACGTGTTGAGCCCCCCTTTCCATGGCGGCCTTTCGTATTTTTTTTGCGAGGTCGGTGTCGCTTTCAAATGAAAGAGCCTTCCACACCATTTGCGGAGTAACCCTGAATAATTTGCACAAATAGTCCCTTTCTCCTCCGCCTTTTTGCACCTCTATACGGCCTTTATTTTCGCGTGTTTTCATATCTTTAGCGCGTGTTTAATTATCAATACGCTGCAAACTTATGGACAATTTTCTAATCATGCAAATTTTTATGGACTTTTTTCTATGAAAGCTATTGACAGGATAAAGCAATACATGGAGGATAAAAACCTCGGTTTCGCAGAGGCCGAAAGGCTTTTTGGATTCTCTAATGGGTATTTGAACAAGCAGTACAAGCGATCTGCCGATCTCGGAGAAGGTATGCTCGTAAAGGTATTAGAAAATTGTCCAGATATATCGCCGGCATGGCTTCTTACAGGTCAGGGTAACATGATTAGAGATACTAAAGTGTCCGAATCAGCCGCTGAATATGGAGTAAGTGTTATACACACGCCCAAACACACAGAGGCGATCAGGGATCAGCAGGTGGTATACCTATATGATATAGAAGCGACGGCAGGGCTGCGCGCCATTATGGATAATAAAAGCCAAAACATTATAGACACGATTAGAATACCCAACCTGCCCAAATGCGATGGGGCAATACACGTCGTCGGGGACTCTATGTACCCGATACTCAAGAGCGGGGACATTGTATTATATAAGGAGGTCACAGACCTGGCCAACATATTCTGGGGCGAGATGTACCTGCTCTCAATTGCCGTTGACGACGAGGAGTATATAACGGTTAAATATCTGCAGCGCTCCGACGAAGGCAAGGACTATGTCCGTCTCGTCAGCCACAACCAGCACCACAGCCCCAAGGACATACCCACCTCCAGCATCACGGCCTTAGCTTTAGTAAAAGCCTCGATCCGCCTCAACACTATCCGATAATTCTGACTACTCGGACTGCTCGGATTGCTCCGATTTTCCATAAAAGCTCCCAATACATCCCGAAAATCGACATAATTCATTGATATACAGATTTTTACACAAAAACCACCTAAAAAAACATTGCATTACCCCCCCCACAAACACCAAAAACACACCAAAAAAACGCACATTTTACAGGCATTACCCCCCCCAGCAAACCACATAAAACAAACAAAAAACTATCCCCAAAACTATCCCCAAACCCGTCCTTTTATCCCGTTTCGTTTTTGCACACACAAAAAACCTATCCCCAAACCTATCCCCAAACCTATCCCCAAACGCAAAAACACCCCACTCAAAGGGGTGGGGGTGGAGGCATAAAG